TTTCATGATGGCGGGGCGCTTTGGGGAACCTTGAATAGATATGGCCGCAACACTTATACAAGAAGACGGAACCGGCATTGCTAATGCCAATACATACATCACGCTTGCAGAGTATGCGACTTACATCGACGAGCGGGGGTTGACTGACTCGACGACAGACGACGCGAAAACGGGTCGAATTATACAAGCGAAGGACTGGCTTGAAGCTCAAGAGGCGCGTTACCAAGGAGTAAAGGAAACCGACGAACAAGCCCTAGTTTGGCCTAGAGCATGGGTTGAAATTTACGGCTACCCACTAGACGCAAACACGATTCCGCAGCAGCTTAAAGACGCACAAGCCCAACTAGTTTACGACAGCGCCACAACTGATATTTACAACGTCAACAACGGCCAATCCATCGTAAAAGAGAAAGTTGACGTAATTGAGGTACAATACAGCGACAACGGGGTAACGAATTTACAGCCGATCTTCGCGAAGGTTCAGGCAATGCTTGACCCACTATACAAAACAGTTGGGGGGCTTGGCTCAGTGATTCGGGTTTAATATGGCGACTTTCGATTATTCAGGCTTACAAGGAACCGCGCTTTCATTGCTCAATAAGTTTGGGCGCAATGACATCGAGTTACGGCGCTCAGTAGGCGGGACAATCGACGGCGTTTCTGGAGAGGTTACGGGGGCAGCGGATAGGGTTGGGACCATTACGGCGGCTTTGTTGCCTCCAACATCTGCAAAGATGCCACAGGGCATGGCAGAGAACTATAAGGAGGATCTTATTAGGGGTTCCATTATGTTCGTGATCGCAGACGCTCAAACAGCTCCGTTCAAACCAATATCAGGCGACCGTATCAAATTCGATAATATCGAATGGGAGATAATCGGCGACAACCCAGTTGCTCCAAGCAGCGATGCTATAATCTATAAAATGTTCGTTCGCAAGAAATGAGTTTTTCAAGTCAGATAAGCCTGTTTGTAAAGCAGGGGAAGAAGGCGCCAAAGAAGACGCGAGATCAGGCAATGCTTAAGCTCTTTAAGTTTGTGATAATGGACACGCCAGTGGACACAGGGCGACTTCGCGGTAACTGGCAAACTCAGCATGTAAACCCAAGCCTTAAAAATGACAGCAGGCCATCCAAGGCGGGTTCTGCCCCATTGAGTAGAGCGAGAAAGGCACTTAAGTTTACTGCGATGCATGAGGCGGTTTTCTTTACCAATAATCTACCTTATGCGGAAGCCATAGAAAATGGCCACGGTTTCAGACATCCGGGTGTTATGGTGGCAAAGAACGTATTAAGATTTAAACGATTACTTAGCAGAGAAGCTCTAAAGCAGAGGAGGAAGAAAAAGTGAGTATGTACGAGCTAGAGAAAGCCTTCCACCAAGCTTGGATTGATGGCGCTTTCGGTCTGAAAACGGTCTACGAGAACTTTAAGAGCACACCTCCAACGGGCGAACCTTGGGCGCGTGTAACCTTCGCGCCAGCTCAACCGATTCCTACAGGCTTGGGCGATACTGGAGAAGATGAAGTTGTGGGCTTATATATCGTCGACCTCAATTACCCTTTAGGCGAGGGCAACAAGCGAGCGCTCGAAGCTTACGAGGCGATTCGCGTTTACTTTAAAGCCGGGAGGAAGTTTACAAACGGCACAACTACGGCGGCAATCATCAGCGCGGGGCGTTTACCTGCTCAGATTGTTGACCAAAACTACAGGATAACCGTTCAAATCGAATTCGAGGCTCGAATATCTAGAGCATAAACAGGAGACAAAATACAATGGCTAACAGCAGCAGACATTCAATCTATTACGATGCAGAATCAACATACGGGACAACGGAAGCTAGCCCTGTTTTTACGCCAATACGCCATACAGGCGTAACTCTAGGCACACAGAAAAGCGGCATTATTAGTGAAGAGCTAAGAAGCGACCGAGGTATAACTGACTTGCGCCACGGCAATAAAAACGTTGCTGGCGATGTATCCACGGAACTTAGCTATGACTCGCACAACGATCTATTAGAGGCGGGTCTAGGCGGTACATGGGCAACCTCAGCCGTTACCATTACCGCAACCACTATTAGCGCGACAGCTTCAGGAAACACGGTTGACGATTCAGGCTCTGGTTTTGGTTCGTTCGCAACTGGCGACATGGTAACAATTAGCGGCTTTACCGGAGAAACCACAAATAACGGCATAGCGAGAGTAACGGCGGCAAGCGCTTCTTCTCTTACGCTCGATGGGCTTACGCTAACAGATGATGCAGCAGGCGAAAGCGTTACCATTACTGTAATGGATCGCCTCTTGACCGGAACGACCCGAAGAAGCTTTTCAGTTCTTAGAGATTTTTCTGAGCTTACGAATGGGCGATACCAGCTACACGCCGGAAGCGAAGTAAACACCGTTGCGCTTTCAGCAGGGCTTGACGCGATTGTTACAACTACTTTCGGGTTCATTGCCAAAGGCCAGACATCAAGCGCATCTGAGCCATCAGGGGCAACCTATGGAGCGACAGGCACCACAGAACCTTTCGTTTCATTCGATGGATGCTTAACCGAAGGAGGAATAGAATCCGCGATTGTTACGGCATTTGATTTTACCTTGGACAACGGGCTAGAGCCGAAATTCAATCTTTGTTCAGATGAGCAGGCGCAACCCGGCATTGGCAGAACCAACATTACCGGAAACATTACCGCTTATTTCGATAACGATACGCTACTAAACAAGTTCCTTAATGAGACTGAAAGCAGCTTGCTTATGTCAGTTACAGATGCGGCAGGGAACACTTTCGGCGCGTACATGCCAAAGGTTAAATACACAGGCGGCCAGCCTGACATTAGCAACGAGGCGAACAGCACCATAGCGTTGCCGTTCCAAGCATTGCACGACACGAGCGTCACAGGGAAAGAGGCGTCTTTGATTCTCTTTAAGCTAGATGCTTAATGTTAATTTATGTCAGATAAAAAAACAGGAAAGATAAGCTACAAGAGCTTGTTTACTCGCAGCGATGCGAATGAAGGAATCAAGGTTGATCTTTATTTGCCTAACGGTGAAAAATCGGGGTTTTGGCTTAGGATACTAGGCAAGAACTCCGACACCTACAGGAAGGGATCAACCGCGTTGACAAGGCTTGGGATGAAGTTAGGCGACGTTTCAGAGGATGAGCTTTCAAAAGCCTTTAATGAAGCAACCGTTAAGATTCTAGCCGATTGCCTTATTGAATGGAATCTTGAAGACGAAGAGGGGAAACCGCTTGAACTTACCGACAAGAACAAGCTGGAACTCTTCGAAGAAGCTCCACAAATCAAGGATCAAGTCGACCGGGTAATTTCTTCGCAAACGCTTTTCTGTAAAAAAAAATAGATGGGTTGATACAACATGTTCAGGATAGATTCAAACTTGACCAACCGATTAAGGGCGATTCTAGCGGCCAGACCCATAGGCAAGTTCTTGAGCATATTAGAGACAAAACTGGAAAGGTTCCTCACGAATTGGCAAGCGAGGAGCCTTTGCCGAAAGAGGCGGGATACCTCTTACAGTGGTATTATCAAATCGCGCCTAGTGAGGCTTTATCATACATGGAGATCAAGGCATGGGCAGAACTTACGCAAACGGAAATAGAGCCGTTTGAGGTGGAAGCTCTCATGGAAATTGACAGGCAAAGACGAATAGCCAACTACAACGCAAGACAGGATTAAAAAATGGCAGTTACCGCAGAGTTAGAAATAAAGGTTGTATCCGATCAAGTCTTGAAGGCAGAGGCGCGACTGGATCGCTTAGAGAAGCAGTCAAAGAAGACAGAGAAGGCGACAGGAGGGCTTGCGAAAGGTTTTGGTGTTGCTGCGGTTGCGGTTGCTGGACTTACGGCGGCAACGGCGGCTTTGTGGTCTACCTTCAACAACATTCGCAGCGCTCAAAAGCTCAATGCGATGCTTAAAACTGCAACTGGCTCAATTGAGGGCGCGGAAATCGCGATGGCAGAGTTGGGAGCCACAGCCGCGCAGATGCCAAACACGCTAGAGGAGATCGCCAATTCCTTTATAAAGCTTAAAAATCTAGGACTGGACCCAAGCGAAGAGGCTTTACTCTCATATGGCAACACAGCCGCAGCGATGGGCAAGAGCTTAGACCAATTTATTGAAGCCGTTGCAGATGCTACTACGAACGAGTTTGAGCGTCTGAAAGAGTTTGGAATCAAGTCAAAGCAAGAGGGCGAAAACGTAAAGTTTACCTTTCAGGGCGTCACGACTACAGTAAGAAAGAGCGCTGCCGATATTGAAGGTTATTTACAGAACTTGGGTAATGTTCAGTTTGCTGGAGCGATGGCTGAACAGATGGCGACTATTAACGGCCAACTTTCGCAGCTTTCGGATTCATGGCTTAAATTTACAGCAGCGCTTGGGGAATCAGGCTTAGGCGATTTGATTGCCAAAATCATTGCATCACCTAGAGGCTTAATTGATGCCTCTACCCTTAAGCTAGAAGAGGCGAAGCTTGACCTAGAAA